ACGGTTCCCGGCAACGGCAGCACGCGGAAATTGATCTTGTGAACGACGCGCGCAGACTGGCCACCAGTGGAGCGCTTGCCTTGATCGACAACAGCATCGGGCAAACCAGTCGCGCGGATACTATCGTCGTATGAGGGGGCGGGACGACGTCCGCCCCCCTCATACTTAGTATAGGGGTTGCCACTCTTCCTCATGCCGGTAGCGCAAGTATCTGTTTTCATATCGTTTTCTCCTGTTTTTGATGACAGAGGGGCATGACAGAGACCTTTGTCATCGTCATCGGTAAGCTGTTGATTTCATTTACTTCATGACAGAGGCATGAGGATGACAAAGGCCTCTGTCATATGACAAAGTCACTCATCGCCCCCTTCCGGATAGATCCAGACAGCGGGGTTCTCGACATCTCTGGCGCGGCCGGAATGGGGGCACTTGTAATGGCTCGGCTGGACTGAAATGCCCTCTCCGAGCACCTCGCCGGTGGCGGGATCAATGATCGGATCCTGACCGAAACGCATGCCTTCCACGCACAGGTAGCCGAAGTGGGACCGGGTCGCCGCGAAGCCTTGTTCGGAGAGGTCACGACGGAACTTCACAAATCCCTTGGTTGCCAGAACGCCGAGGCGCTCGCGGATGGTGAACTGACTTCCAAGACCATGCTGGTTCTCGAAGGCCTCACCCAATTGCGTCGAGGTGTAGAGCCGCCCCTCCGAGGCTTCATCGAGCAGAATTGCCAGGATCACATCGTGCTTCCGGGCGCGCTCCGCATCATGCTTGGCTCCCACCTCCTGACGCACCAGACGTTCGTTCATCGGGTTGATCTCGACCCATTGGCCGCCGACCTTGTCGATCACCTTGGGCGGCAGCGCGGGACCGTTCCTGAGCTCAATCTCCAGCTTGCGCTGCGAGCAATCCTCGTCGGGCCGATGCAGGATCAGACCGGAGGTATAAAACCCACGCAGTGCGCTGGCGCCGGAGAGCGCGAGAAAGGGATCGTCCTTTACCTGCTGCTTGCTAAGCTTCTTCGTGTGGTGGATCAGGATCACGCCGCAGTCGGGGTCGATATGGTCGCGCAGGACCTCCACCCGTTCCTTCAGGAAGAACATCATGGCGGTGTTGTCGTTCTCGCCGCCGCCGTCCGGCCCACCGTCAAACAGGTTCCGGATCGGGTCGACGCAGATGATGTCCACTGGCGCATCGGGGAAGGCCGTCCGCACGGCGCGGGCCACCCGCACGCTGCCCTCGTTGTCGAGCAGCATCTTCAGTTTTGGGGTGGCCACGAAAGTATTGCGCGCGGCGGCCATTACCTCTGGTGGCAGGGCGATCTGCTTCAGCCGCTCGCGCAGGTAGTGATACTGGATCTCGGCCTGCAGATAGAAAATCCGCAGCGGCCGTGGCGGGGTGAACCCGAGGAACGGCACGCCTGCTGCCATGTGGACGAGCCAGGAGATCAGAAGGTCGCTCTTGCCCACCTTGGGCGCGCCACCCAGCACCAAGAGCCCGCCCGGCGTCAGCACGCGCGGCGCGATGATGTCCTCAGGCATGGGACTCTGGTCGTCCAGCAGCGCGCCCAGCGTAAATGCGGGCATCTCGGCCGGTCCCGGTGCGCCGGAATCCAGCCGGATCAGCGGCGGCCCGTATTTCTCCACATGGCGTTCCCAGAGCCGCTCGGACTCGCGCTTGAGCCGTTCGACTGGCCATTGGGGCCGCAACATCGCGGCGTTGTAGCCGCAGATGCCTTCCCAGCCCTCATCCTTTGTCATCCGGCCCTCGTGGACCATGCGGATGAAATGGCCGATCGCGGCGGACGCCCCTTCGAAGCGGGACCAGTCGTCCTGCGCCCCCTCGCGCACCGGGGTCACCAGCACATCGTCCATGGCGGGTTTGTCCGGATGCGTGAACTCGGGTTGCAGCGAGATGCCCGGCGCGGGCGGCATGTCGGTCACGGCCTCCATGAACTCGGCCAGGTCGCGTTCGCGGTCGGCGTTAAGCTCGACGATGCGTACCTGCGTCTTGAGGCTGTTCTTGTAATAAACGCTGCCTGCCACGCGGATCGGCTGGTGGGCGGAGCGGAAATGCATGTCGCCACCGACCTTGGCCGCGACGTCGCCGCGCAGACGGCAGACACGGGCGATGTCGTCGCCCTCGGCGGGCTCGGTCAGCGTCCACCAGATGTGCGCTTTGCGCTGACCCTCCGGTGTCACACCGCCGCTTTCCACTACCATGGTCGGCGACCCAAGGTGACGCTCCAAATGGGCCCGCTTTGCAGCGATGTCGCCGGTGTCGAGATCGACGACCACGGTCTGCATCTGCAGGACCTCGGCAGCCTTTGCCTGCCCCGACGCGGCCACGGTGCCGGGGATCACATAGACAGCTGCGCCCTCACGCGAGGCCCATGTGGCGAACGTCGCCATCTTCTCAGGCGTCTCAGCATTGGCCTCGATCCAGATGTTGTGCGGGCGGCCATCGATGCCCTGACCCTTGTCGATGAAACTGCGAACCGGGATCAGCCCGTCGCAGTAGCCGAAGACGACCTGCATGAATTGGGCTATCTGCGCAGGATCGGGCTCGTCGCCGAACACGTCGATCTGCGGGGCCGCGTCGTTGAAGTCGCGCCACGGGTTGAAATGGACGATGTTCTCCTTGGGCATATCTGGCGTCGTGTCATCGCGCATGGTCGGGTCCTGCTCGGGGTTTGATGGGTCGATGGGCTCATCGGTCATGTGGCCAGCCCCCAGCACCGCTCGGCATGTGCGCAGAACCGGCATTCGAAGAAATCGCGATTGGCGGCGATGCGCGGCAGCAATTCGCCCGCGTCGGTGGCCTGCAGGATCCGCACCGCGCGGTCGGACATACGCTGCGCCAGATCGGCATCGAAGGGGACGAGCTCGTGGTGAAGCTCGGCCGTGTCCTTGTTGATCGCGGTGAACAGCGCCGGTGCCGCCGAAATCCCTGGCACCGAGGACTCCATGTAGGCCTGATAGATCGCGATCTGGGCGGCATAGACGGGCTTGGAGACTGTCACCCCGTCCTTGACGCAGGCCCGCCAGTTCTTGGCGTTCATCGTCTTGCACTCCCAGAGCGCGGGAACACGCATGCCGAGCGCTGCCGGGGCATCGGCGATGATCCCGTCGACATGGCCCCGGATACGACCGCCTGCGACCGAGAAACCGAACTGGCCGCCATCGCGTTTTTGGGTGACCAGATCGATCCCGGCCGCGCGCAGCCATCGGATCGCCAGATCCTCGAGCTGATGACCGATGGCAAAAATCCGCAGCGTCTGCCCGCTGAAATCGGCACCCTCATCCTTCGGCGCACCGGCAAACTCGAATTGCAGCGCGCGTTCGCAGGCGTGTCCCAGACGGGACGCGCCGAGATAGGTCCGGGGCGGCGTGGCCTCGCGTTCGGCGTTCAGCGCGGCGTCGACCAGTGCGTTGATCTGCTCGCCCGTGGAGGGCCGGTGATTGAAATCCAGCATCAGAACGGCACCTCCGATGTCTGGGCCCGGGCGATATCGGACATGGCCTCGCGAAAGCCCTCGACGGCCTCCTCGATCAGGGCGCGCACCTGTGCCTCGCTCAGATCCGCGAACGCGGTATGCCAGCCGATCTCGTCCATCAGGAGTGCTACGCGTTTCATGGTGGCGGTGATGGCGGCGCGTTCTTCTTCGGTGAGATCAACCATGGCAAAACGCTCCCGCGCCAAGCGCGTCCAGAAGTCTTGGCAGGGCATCGAGCAGAACCAGACCGATGGCCGGGGCAGCTTCGACCGGACCGGATCGCGCCAGCCAAAACCACGTGTGGGTTGCCGGCAGACAGCACAGAGCGTTCCACGCGGTTGCCAGAGACGCCGCCGGTCCTCGGCCGTGATGGGCGTTATTAGTTTCATGGGTCATGCCGCCCTCCGTTCGGGACCAGCCACCGCATTTACCGCTGCCTGGATGGCGCGCTTGTTGAAGCCGAAGGTCATCAGCGCCGAGGCGCGATAGCGCGTCAGGCCAAAGTCGTGGCGGTATTCGGGCGGCAGGTATTTCAACTGCTTGTCAGTGGGTGGCTGGCGCAGCCATCCTCGCGTCTTGAAGGCGCTTTCATCGCTCTCGTGGGTATTCAGCCAGTCGTCGGCCTGCGCGAGGCAGACAGTGCGTTCGCCGACGCCCAGAAGCCTTGGCCGCTCGCCTTTGGCCCCGCCGATGGCGTACCAGACGCCCTCCATCCAGAAGATGCCGCCCCAGGCGGTAAACCCCGTGGCCATCAGCGCATCGTCCGTGCCGAAGAGATCGACCCAAGCGAAGCTGGAGCGTTTCAGCAGGTCAATCTCGGTCATGACAAAGCCTGAGAGCGGAGCGGCATCCACGCCCGCTTCGCCTTCGTCCTGCAGCAACACTTCACCACAGAGCGGGCATTCGGTGGCCGCGAGTGGTATCTCCGCCGCGCAGGCCGGGCAGGATTTTGTGGGGGCTTCACCGGTGCCTATCTTGCCATCCAGATCGACATCCTGTTCTAGCGTGCCGTGGATCAGGCTCGACGTACCGAAATCCAGCACCACGCAGTCGGTCTTGACGATGCCGGGGTGTTCCTCCGGATCCACCGTGCGCAACCCGCGCCCGACCATCTGGATCATGGTGGATTTGTAGGAACTGGGCCGCAGCAGCACGACGCAGGACGTCGGCGGATGATCCCAGCCTTCAGTGAGCACCGCGACGTTGACGATCACGCGGATATTGCCTGACGCGTAGTCGGCGAGGATGGCCTTGCGGGTCTCGGCGACCAGATCGCCATGGATCAGCGCTGCCGTGATCCCCGCGGCGCGGAATGCGTCGGTGACGTGCTCAGCGTGGGCAACGGTGGAGCAGAAGACGACTGTCTGACGGTCGCCTGCCTTCTCACGCCAGTGGCGGATTACCTCGTCGGTGACAGGCGCGCGGTCCATGATGTCCGCCACCTCGGTCATGTCGAAATCGGCGCTGGTCTTGCGGACGGAACTCAATTCCTCCTGCACACCCACGTCGATGACGAAGGTCCGTGGCGGCACGAGGTGGCCCGAGGCGATCAGCTCGCCCAAACGCACCTGGTCGGCGACATTGTCGAAGACCTCGCGCAACCCTTTGCGGTCGCCCCGGGTCGGCGTTGCCGTCACCCCGAACACCCTCGCGTCGGGATTTGCATCGCGCACCCGGTCGATGATCCGGCGGTAGCTGTCCGCCACCGCATGATGCGCCTCGTCGATCACCAGCAGATCAAGGCGCGGCATGTTGGCCAGGTTTGACGCCCGCGCCAGCGTCGGTACCATGGCGAAGGCGACTTGGCCGTCCCACGATTTCTCTGTCGCGTCGATCACCGAAGTGGCCACATCCGGCACCACGCGCTGGAACTTGGCACGGTTCTGCGCGGTCAACTCGTCGCGATGCGCCAGAACACAGGCCTTGGCACCGTCGCCGATCAGTTGTCCTGTCACGGCGGACAACATGATCGTCTTGCCCGAATTGTGGGTGAGCGTGAAATCCCCCATCAGGTAGCGATGGTCGCCGTCCACGGTGAACCCGAAATAATCACCTTCGCCGACCGGATGGACGGTGAAACCACAGCGCAGCACGTTCTTCTTCTGCTTGCGCGGCGACGCCTGCTTGCGCAGAACCCGGGTCGGGATCATGTCGAGGTCGCCAGAGATATGGACGCGGTGATAAATCCGCCCGCCAACCTCTTTTTGCGCCGCGGTCGCCAGAAACCCGAGGCTGCGCGCGATGAAGACAACGTCCTGTGCCAGTTGGCGCGACTTGCTGACAAATTCGAAACAGCGCCCATTCATCAGGTGACCGTCCGTATCCAGCAATCCGGCCAGAACGGCGAAGCGGGCTGCGCGAGACCCAAGCCGATAAGCGTCAGGAAGAAACTTGTGGCCCGAGGTTTTGCCAAAAAGGTCAAGACGACGAAGCTGGTCGATCAGCGCATTCTTGTGGTCGCGGTCATCGACGAAGAAATAGGTGTTGGCCTCGTTGTCGCTCAGCTGCTCGCACCGGAGCCTGAGGCCGAGCCTCGCCGCGAACCGGTAGAGGTCATCGACGATTTCGATATCCGGCGTGGTCACCGACACATTTCGAATAATGCTGCCGTCACCGAGAATCACGCCCAGAAAATACGGGTCCAGTTCCGACGCGTCGCGATCAGGGAAATCCACCGGCATCCGCAACAGCTTGTGCAGGTGGCGAAAATTGTCGGACGCGGCAAGCCAGTCGGCCACACTGACATCAACCAGTTCACCGTCACGGTTGCGGCTGCGCGCCGGCATGCCGTCGTTCGTACGCACCAGCGTCAGGATATGGCCGAGATTCACAATGAATGGGTCGCCTTTTAGCGGCCTGATTTCGAGCATCTGATCGCACCCGCGATGCAGCTCCAGAACACGCCGCGGCGCACTTTCCGGGCCCATCAGGACGTCGCCCGCCTGAATGGACTCAACCGGTTTCAGCGAACCATCGAACATCAAGATCGCGGTCCCTGGCGCATGGCACCCTGTCGGTGCCACGCCCAGCGTGTTGCCGCGGGAGGCGAGCGCAGCAACACTGCGCTCGACAAAGGTTTTCTGGCGGGGACGCAGGCGCATGACCGATCCCCCTTACTGCGCCCAGCTCGGCCGCCCGGGGGCACCGGGGTTGGCAGCTGGCTGATTGGACGAAGGCATTGCGGGGGAACTCTGCTGCGGGGCCTGCCCGGGGTTGCCGGTGCCGCTGAACTGCAGGGGCGCGGTGCCCATGACCTGCGCATAGTCGCGATGATCGGGCGTGACCGCGCTGCGGATCTCGTTCTTGTCGTCGCCGCTGGCGTCCGTACCTATGTCGATACGGGCGATGAACTCGATCCCGTCAAGATCGGCAAAGCCGCTGATGCGCCGCGCTGCCTGCGCCTCCGCCGACATGTCCTTGTCGGAGATGCCGCGCGCCGAGTTCAGCATGCCGCGCACCAGGCTGCGGCCCATGTTGGTCCAATCCGGCCCCTTGGGGCTGTAGAGACCGATCAGCGTGAAGATCTTACGCCGGGCGTACGGCCCCTCGGTCACGGTGAACTCGCCATTGAGATAGACAGCCCCAGTGGAGCCGCGCGTGGCGTAGCCGCCGGTCCAGCCTTGGGATGCGTCGTCGAAGCCGCCGGGACGGATGGTCAGGCGCACCTTGGCCAGAGTGCCCTTGGGGATGAGATTGCTGTTGCTCTGCGCGTCGTTGAAATCGTTCCAGGAACCCATGGGGAACCTCCTTCTATTTTCAGGATTGCGGTTGGGATTGGTCGGCACCGGCCGGATCGGCAGGCGGCGGGGCGTAGGTCAGCCGATCCGTCACGGGAGCGGCGGGAGTCCGGATCTTCGCCATCAGGCGGCCGAGATGGGGTTCTTCCACCTGTCCGAGGCGGCCAGAGCGATCCTTGGCAGGAAATCCCCAAGGGTTGATCGTCTGGCAGACAAAGGCGCGATACGGATCACCGCCGTCGGCCTTCAGTTCGGCCATGGTGATCACTTCATCGACGATCCCCGGCAGCTCGAGGCCTGTTTTGGAGCCATCGATCTGCGGCTGGAAAACCTTGCGATTGAAGTCGTCGAGCTTCTCGTCAAGGATCCCAACGAACCACACGTTCTTGGCCCGCGTGTGCTGCAGATGGGTGAGCCAGCCGATCATCTCGC